TTTAGAGCAACGCGTAAAATAAAAAATAAGAATGTGATTTAGTATTTTATGGATAATAATATCTTTTTCACAGCTACTATTATTTCAATCATATTTTTATTTTTAAAATTTATTGAAATGAGAATTATTGAAAAAGAAAGTAAACCATTGAAATATTTAATAAGAGACACGATAGTAGTATTTTTTAGTGTTATTAGTGGATTTTTTATTTTAGACCAACTTAAACCAATTATAATCAGTGGTAATAATTTATCATCAAATAACACGCCTATTTTTATTGACAATCCTGAATTTTAGGTATACCAACATTTTTCACAAATATTTACAATTATGTATATGAGACTAATTGTAAATATTTAGAGCAACGCATAATTTATCGTCCACTCCAACATTTTATAATAGAACTAGGCAATATTTTATTAACCAAAAGATCCCGTCTATAATCTTCAAATGTATAAGAAAAGCAATTTTTGTAACTATGTATCGAACCAAAAAGGGACTTCATTGTTCTAGTAAAAGGGGATTCTATTGAAAATATCAAACCAAAAATTCTCTCTAAACACATTCTATCAGGTCTACTTTTTACTTTGTGAACTAAATCATTCAAGTTGTATTTATTAAAAATATAGTTCAGAAAAGAATGATTTATATAGCTTTGAACTCCGAAACAACCGTGCCATTTTTCATTTTTATTTAAAAAAACCTCATTTAATAGTAATTTATTTTGCAATAAATGCTTATATCTTAAATCGGAAATAATACGTAATGAATTATTCACGTTTTCTTTATCAGGTTCAAAATGCCATAACGGAATTACTTTAATGTTATTGAATTTTTCAAATGATATTCTTTTATGTATGAAAACACTATCGTGCATAATGACAGCATTGTCAAACCATTTATGAATATGATAATAATAGTATCCTAATAATTCACCACATTTAATAAATTCAGACTGAACTATCTCTACGTTTTTATAATCATAATCAGCTTTTACAAATCGATAATCGCTATTATCATCTATTACAATAATTTTACGATAAGGATAAAACCGTCTAATACATCTTATACATTGATTCCAATAATTATTTGTAATTTCTGAATTAACATGTCTTGTAATAATAAATCCATAACTAGTACTCATTACTATATTATACAAAAAAAAATATTCAATTAATCTTAAATTAAAGTAGGTATTTTATCAATATTAATTTCAATAATATTATCAATAGTTTCTAAATTTTCATTTTTTTCTACTAAAAAATTTTTAAATTCGGGTCTATCTAATTGATTTTGCGGAGTATGATTATGAACATTTCTAGCAATCATTTTATACAATTTGAAATCAGGATATCTCTCATCACCATTATTCTTGTATAATAAATTAATACCTTTATCGTCTAAACACCATTCAACTATCAATTTTTTAACTGGATCGGATATTTTTGAAATGTCTTTGATTTCTGCTAAATCATCTACCAAATAATCAAAAATAGCACAAGCTAAACGGCATAAATCAAAACTATAGTTTGCTTCCAAACGTGGTTTCGTTTCATTAAAATATGGTTCAATATTATACTGGGTTGCTGCGTCATTTCCATGTTTAAAACTATCACTACAAAACAATTTTCCTTGAAATTTATAAATACTGCGACCAAAATCAATTATCTTAAATACTTTACCAAAAGTAGGAATCTTATAAATTTTATTATTATAATGATAAACTATAAATTGTTTTGTTGTTTCATTATACATTACATTATTGGTATGTAGATCATTATGCGTAAATAAAAACACCTTTTGATATGTTATTAATATCATAATAATTTGCATTAACATGGAGAACCATTCATCATTTGACAATTTATTATTAATTATTAAATCATCCAATGTATTTTCGCAATTCTCCATACAAATGACATGTACTGGAAATTTGTTAATAGTGGCAAAAATTTCTTCAGAAGAACCAGAATCGAGATCTTCCCAACATTCTTCATCATTTCGTTCGTTATAATCTTCTATATCGACATTGTTGTTATAATCATCCAGAATATTCTCATCATTATCATCTATGTTAGTATTTGTATAAGATGTCCTTGACGAACAACTTGATTTTGAATGTAATGTTGTAATTTTATTATCATTTACTAATCCATTTACATCTAGTGAAAATTCTTTTATATCATTCAATGAGTATAAAGTTGTTTCATGTGTTTCCTCACTATTATTATCGTTAATAAATATAGTATCGAATAATTCATTGTTGAAATTTTTAAATGACAAATTTATTCTTGAGTTTTCATTCGAATTAGAGTGAATTGTAATTGGTTTTAATTTTGGTTCTTCATCTTGATCGTTAAGTAGGTGTTCATAATTATCAATTTTAAATAGTTCGTTTTTATGTTTGTTAAAAAAATCCGAATTATTTAAATATTCCAAATCATCAAAGATATTGATCATAAAATTTTGTTTTATAGAAAGAAATGAACCAAAAAATTGTATTCCATGATAAAAATTAAAATTTTCATTTAATTTTGATATTAAATAAATAAAAAAACCATCTACATAAGCAGAATTATTAACATCTAAAATTTTAGGATGACACACATTTTCGTTCGAGTTTATATCAGGTAATTGATATATTTTATCATCACTTATATTATATTTACCAACTAAATACTTATATGGATCCAACAAAGGAGCTAATTTAATGAAAACATTTTTCACTTTTATCACTTCAGTTACTGTGTTTTTTATACTACATGTAAATAAATTTTTATTATCATCATTTCGTTTATTTATATTATATATATACCACTCGTGATTAAGATTGATTTTATTATAATTACTTTCATTCAATGAAAAAAATCTATTATAGATTGGAATATAATTTTGAGTTGAAGAGAGAAAAAGGTGCTTTTTTTTCTCTAAACTTTTGAAAAGTTCTAAATTCTTTCTTTTTTGATAATGAATATCAATTTGAGACATCAGAGACATTTTATTAGGTAAATAAAATATAAATAATATCCTGATTTAACTAATTTTTTGCGTGAAAAATAAAAATAAATTTTCTAAACAATCTAATAATTATGTCTTTAGAATTAAAGAAATTTGATATGAAAAGTATTAGTTTTAAATCAAATGAGTCAAAAGGTCCAGTTATTGTTTTAATCGGCAAACGTGATACAGGTAAAAGTTTTTTAGTTAGGGATTTATTATATTATCATCAAGATATACCTGTCGGAAGTGTTATTTCAGGAACTGAAGAGGGGAATGGGTTTTACTGTAAAATGGTGCCAAGAGTTTTTATTCACAATGAATACAATACTGTTATTATTGAAAACATTTTAAAAAGGCAAAGAACTATTTTAAAACAGATCAAAAAAGAAATGGAAACATATAAACGTACAACTATTGACCCGCGAGCGTTTGTAATTCTAGATGATTGTTTATATGATAATACCTGGGCTCGTGATAAAATGATGCGACTTCTTTTTATGAATGGTCGTCATTGGAAGATAATGTTAGTTATAACTATGCAGTATCCTTTGGGTATTCCTCCAACTCTTCGTACGAATATAGATTATGTGTTTATTTTGAGAGAAAACTATATCGCAAATCGAAGACGTATATATGATAATTATGCTGGAATGTTTCCTACGTTTGAATCTTTTTGTCAAGTTATGGATCAATGTACTGAGAATTATGAATGTTTAGTAATTAACAATAATGTAAAATCAAATAAATTACAAGATCAAGTATTTTGGTATAAAGCGGACAATCACAACGATTTTAAACTAGGATCGAAAGAATTTTGGGATTTGTCAAAAAATTATAATCCAGATGACGAGGATGAAGAGAAATATGATCCAACGGCTAATAAAAAAAGAGGAAGTGGTCAAGTAATTAATGTTAAAAAAACGAAATGGTAAATGGTGTAAATTAAACATCATAATCAACATATTGCGAAGCAATATCACTATATCCTGATTTTTGTTTACCAATTCGATTCGCAAAACAAAACCATGAATCTGTTTGTTGTAATTTTTTCCAATACATATCAATAGCATAATGCCAATGCTGACCAGTTTCTGCTAATTTTTCATGCCCTTCTTTAAAATTGGTTAGTAATATATCATAATATTTTTCATTGACTAAGTAACCTGAAGTGGTTTGAGCATCTTCAACTTTGAATAAAAAACCATAATTAGTTTCAGAATATTTCAATAAATTATATGAAAATAAACAAACATTATAAATAGCATTTGTATTGTGAAATTGCGCAAAAAACAATTCCATTTGGTGTTCAAACTCTTCTTTACTGACTAAAAATGTGAAATCATCTTCAAGGATAAGAACATTTTTGTATCCTCTTTCTTTGGCTAAGGTCACTACATTGTAATGAGAATATGAACATCCCAAGCAGCCAAAATTGGGTAATTCTACAGCAGGGAATCGTTCAAAATTCAAATTGTAATCGGTCAATTCTTTTTCGATATTTTCTCTCCGATCAGTTCGTTTATCTAAATTGATATAGAACGTTTTATCAATATTATGTGACATTTGATTTTATAAAAAATTATATAAAAATATTTTTATATAATTTCAATGTTAATGTTAATGTTAATGTTAACATTACAAATTTATGTTTATTTTTTTTGTTTGTTTTCGATGTTTTCGATGTTTTTTAAGCTTTGACATTCTTTTATTTTTAGAAACGTATATTTTTATGCGTTTTTTACGGGTGGGTTTACCACCTGAATATCTTGCTCTCACATTTCTATTATTCATTCTTTCATCAAATGTTTCATCATCATCATCATCATCGGATCTATTATCTTCACGTAATGGGTATGCTATATAAGTTTCCATTGGTGTTGCTACTAATTGACTATTAGTAACACTGCGAGTATTGATTATATTAGGATTACCTTTTACAATTACAGTATCAGCTTCTTGGATAGGATCACATATTTTATCAAAGTCAATAACTTTTTTTTTAAAAAATCTTGGCAACATTCTTTTGAGATAAAAATCATTACAAATTTTATCTATATTTTTGTGTAATATTTGACTTGTAGATTTAAATTCTAAATAATAATTTAAAATTTTTGCTAAAGTTTGTAGATATTCAGGTGAATCAAATAGTAAATTTGTTTTACTCATTATAAGATCCAACGTATTATTTTCAATATTATCAGTATTATAATTTAATTCTGGCAAAGAATTTCTATATTGTAATAACTCCAATGCTATCGTAAAATTATTTTTTTCAATACAAATTATTAAAGCTGTTTTACCTTGTAAATTTCTTAACCCTAAATCAAATAAATTATTATAATTATGTATTATTGTTCTACATAAATCATTTAGTTCAAACATACAAGACAATAATAAAATATTATTATGATTTTGATTTCTAATTTGAAAAATATTCTCTCCTCTTTCATTTCTATAATCATTATAATAGTTAATAATCTCCAACACTTTCGTTTGTTTTTTTTCTTTAATAAGTGCAAAAATTTCTGCAACAATTTGATCGAAAAATATATTATTAATAATATTTGACATAATTACAGTAAATTATATTTATACTATTATCCAAGATAATTTTTATTCTTTTTATTCGTTTGCTTTTATTTTTTCTATGTTTCGTTTTTTTATATTTTTGGAAGCATGTGTTTTCACCCGTTTTCTATTCGTGGATTTACCACCATTATGCCTCTGACGCACATTTCTTCCATACATTCTTTCATCAAAAGTGTCGTCGTTTGGATTTATTAGAATAGCTTGAGGATGTTTAAACCTTTTCTCATTTCAAACGCTGATTTTTACGACATATAAAATATTTATTTATAAAAAATAGACATTTTATTTATCATAAAAATATCAAGTGATTTATGAATAATTATAAAGCCTTTATTCTGTAAATATTC